AGAATTAATGGATAACGAAACTTGGATGAGTGCAGAAGAAGCTAAGGAATATGGATTTGTTGATGAAATATTAGATGAAAGTGTGGAAAAAGAAGTTATTGAGAATAAATTGATTATAAACAATATGGCTTTTGATATTTCAAGATTTAAAAATTTTAAAGAAAAGAAAAATCAAGATCCAAGAATTATAAATATTTCTGTAAATAGTACAGGAAGTCCTGAAGAAATAGCTGATAAATTTAGAGATATATTAAATTCGACAGAAAATCAGAAAAATGAAGGAGGAAATATGACGTTAGAAGAGTTAAAAAACAAGTTTCCAGAACTTTACAATCAAATCTTTAATGAAGGTAAGGAAGCTGGAATAACTAAAGAAAGGGAAAGAATGAGAGAAATTGATAATTTGGATGTATCAAATTATTCTGAACTTGTTGAAAATGCTAAATATAATGAGCCATTAGAAGCTAGTGTGTTGGCAGTAAATATTTTGAATAAACAGAAGGAAGAAAGAATTAAGAAATTACAAAATATTAAGAATGATAGCCAAAATAATTTTACACCGCCAGTTCCAAATAATGGTACAGCGGAAAATAATGAAGAGAAAAAATTTATGGGAGTGAATATTTCAAACATTTTTTCTAAAATGAATAAAAAAACAGAGGAGGGCAAATAATGGATTTTGTAACAAAAGGCAATGAATATGCTAGCGAACAATTTTTAAGCGGTACAGGGCATAAATATATGGAATTTGAAGTGCCACAAGGTAAGAATGTAAAAAGAGGAGACGCTGTAAATGCAGGTGCTGAACTTTCAGATGGGACGGATTTGTTTGGAATAGTTATGGAGGATGCGGATGGAACAACTGTAAAAACTAAAACAACTGTAGCTATTTCAGGAGAATTTATATTTGAAGGGCTGAAAGTGAAAGCAGGAACACAGAAAGCAGGCTTTACAAAGGCAGCTAGAGATAAAGGGATTGTGATAAAAGGATTAGGAGGTAAGGAATAATGCCAGCAGTAATAGAATTTATCGGGTTGTATGACCAGAATGTGATTAGACCAAAATCATTTATAAAGGACAGTTATTTTAAAAATAGGGAAACATCAGAAAATCAAAAAATGGAAATAGAATTTAGAAAAGGGAGACAGCTTGTAGCACCTTTTGTATCTGAATTTATTCCAGGTACAGAAATGGTAAAAAATACTTATGAAAGTAAATTTTTTCAAGCTCCGAAAGTAGCACCAAAAAGAACTTTTTCAGCTTTTGAGTTGTTTTTCAATAAAACAGCAGGAGAAACTATATATGGTGGAAAAAGTCCTGAAGAAAGAAAAGCGGACTTGCTTGCTGAATCATTTTCAGAATTTGAGGATCAGATTACAAGACGTGAGGAAATTATGTGTACCGAAGCCTTGTTTGATGGAAAAGTGGTAGTAAAAGGCGAAGGAATAGAAGGAGAAATTAAATTTGGAACAGTTGAAGAAATTACTCCCGCAGTTTTATGGACACAGCCTAATGCTGATATAATCGGAGATTTACAGGCGGCTATAACAAAAATTGGGAAAGTTACAGGATTAAGACCTGAAATGATTTTAATGGATCCTGTGGCTGCAAAATTATTTGTAGATAACGAAAAAATTCAAAAGTTATTGGATGTAAAAAATTATAATGTAGGACAAGTAAATCCGAGTGAAACAGCAGCAGGAGCTGTTTATATTGGAACAATAGCACCTTTTGGATTGCCGATTTATTCTTATCAGTCTCAATACTCTGTATTAAATGCTGATGGAAAAACTTATAGTGATAAGGATTTAATTCCTGAAGGGAAAGTCCTATTAGCACCAAGTAATAATAGAATTATGTACGGACCAGCAGCAGACGTTGAACAAGGAATAATTGTTGCAGAACGTGCTGTATTTACTGATAAGGATTCAAAATCAAATACTATAGAAATTAGAACAGAATCAAGACCGCTTCCAGTAGTTTATGACATAGAAGCTATAAAAATATTGAAAGTTAAATAGGAGGTTGTAATGAAATATAGAGCGTTGAAGCCTCTAATTTATAGCGGAGTTAGCTATGAAGCAGGGGCAGAAGTGGATATTTTGGAAAAATCAGTTGTAAAAAGTTGTCTTGAAAGAGGATTGATTGAGGAAATAAAAGATACTGCTGAAAAAGTAGTATCTAAAACTTCAGTTGATGAAGATAATGAAGATACAAAAAAAGATGATAAAGGAGATAAAAAGAATAAAAATAAATAGGTGATAATCTATGAATTTTAAAGAAATGGTTGCCAATGATATTGGAAATGTATTTTTGAATATTGATGAATTTGGTACAACGCATACTTTTAATGGACGTGAAATTAAATGTGTGATTGATGAGGAAAAATTTCAGAATAAGCAGAAAAATGGGCTTATTACACAGGAAGAGGGAACTTTTCAGGAAGGATTTACAGTCTTTGTTGGAGAAAAGGATTTAAAAATTAAGCCACATCCTGGGGAAATGATGACGTTGGACGGTGAAACTTATGAAGTTATGCTAAGTAAATTTGATATGGGGATACATGAGATAGATTTGGTGAAATATGAGGAGGTCTAAATGTTTGATGTAAAATTAGATCCGCATCAACTGGAAAAAGTAGAAAGTGCATTGAGTCAATTTCCTGATAAATTTCCAAAAGCTGTGGCATTTGCAGTAAACCGTTCTCTTGCAATGACGAAAACTGAGCAAATGAGAAGAACTACTGCAATGTATACTGTTGCAAGAGGAAAATTGGCAGAATCAATAAACGTATTTAATGCCAGTCCAGGAAACTTGGTTGGAAAAATAAATTCAAAAGGGGGAATGATTGGGCTAGATCATTTCAAATTAAATCCAAAAACAAGAAGAAAAACAATGGTTTCAGCAGTAGTCAAAAAAGGAGAAGGTGGAGATTTGCCAAATGCTTTCATTGCTTATTTTGATGGAAGATTGGGAGCATTTACAAGAGAAACAGGAAAATCTTTGCCAATAAAACGTAGAATGGGACCATCTGCTCCTCAAATGCTTGGAGAATTAAGTATCCTTGATTATTTACAGGGATTTATGGAAGAGAAATTTAATATAAGAATAGATCACGAACTTGGAAGGATATTGGAATAATGATTCATACAGAAAAGAAGATTTATGAGTTTCTTAAAAAAATAATGAAAGAAAAAGGGTTTAATGTTTATAGAGGTTTCTTGCCTTCAAACAGTTTTGAGGACAGGGAGAATGGGAAAAAGACGAATGATTATTTTCCATTTGTTATTTTAAGAGCATTAGAGTTTAGACAGGATAGAGCTGGAGTTGGATATTATAACGCTTTTTCTGATTTTGAAATTTGGGTTGGGACGAAAGAGGAAAAAGAAGAGGATTATCTGAAAAATTTAGAAATAGCTAGATATATAGCCGGAAAACTTCTTGAAGAAACAACAAGAGTTAAAAATAATATTGGGAATGCGGAGTTTGTATTGGAACAGAATAAAGAAATCAAGGTTGCTTTTTATAGCGATCAGGCTAATCCATATTTTTATTCTAGGCTAAAATTTACAGCTTATGCAGAACCTATTGTGTCAGAATATACAAATTTATAGGAGGAAAAATGGAAACAGAAACAAGATATGTTTATATAGGTAAAAATATTGATTTACCTGATGCAAGACTTAACAAAAGTGGGATATATTTTGGAGAAAAGGTAGAAGAAATAAGAAAAAAATATCCTTTGCTTGAAAAATTGCTTATTAAAGCAGATGATTTACCTTTTGCAGAAAAGAATGAAATATTGCTTGAGCAACTAACAGATGAACTTTTAGAAAGCGTGAAAGGAGAAAATGATGGCGTATAAACACGGAACGTATCAAACGGAAGCGGCAAGCGACATAAATTTGCCTGTTACACTTGATTACGGGCATTTTATCGTAGGAATGGCACCAATTCATAAAGTTAAAAAAGAAAAAAGGAAAACTAATGAAGTTGTGAGAATTGGAACGCTAAGAGAAGCTATTGAATACTTTGGAGATACTTATGATTTAGACTTCAGTATCTCTCAGGCAGTAAAAGTATTTTTTGAGCTTTATGCAGTAGCACCTTTATTTGTTGTAAATATTTTGGATTTAGATAAACATAAGTCTGATAACAAAAAAACAGCACAAGGACTGGAAATAAAAAATGGGAAAGTTCTTGTTAAAAATCACAAAATAATAACAGATACCCTTGTTGTAAAAGATAATTCAACGAGTTCAGAAATATCGGATGCAAGATATTTATGGACAGATGAAGGGCTGGAAATTTATGCAACAGCACCAAATAATAATAAAATTGACATCGAATATTACGAAGTGGATTTGACAAAAGTTAGAAAAGAAGAAGCAATTGGTGGATATAACATTAACACAATGCAGAGAACTGGGCTTGACTTAGTTGATGAAGTGTATTTGAAGTTTTCGGAACTTCCAGCATTTATTGATGTGCCAGATTTTTCAAATGATAGTGCAGTAGCAGCTGTAATGGCGACAAAAGCTAAAAATATAAATTCGGGAATGTTTGAGGCAGTAGCCTTGATAAATGCACCTGCAGATAAAAGATATGATGAAATTGTATCTTGGAAAGACAGTAAAAATATATTGTCAGAAGATCAGGTAATTTTATACGGTTACCCAAAACTATCAGGAAATATTTATTTTCACTCTATCCACTATGGAGCGTTGTCGTTAAAAGTAGATTCAGAAAATGACAATATTCCATCACAAGCACCTTCAAACCATGCTTATAAAATAGATGCCTTAGCATATAAAAATTCAAGTGGAAATTTTGAAGAAATAATGCTGGATAAGGAACAACAAGCGAACTTTTTAAATAAAAATGGAGCTGTAACGGCAATAAACTTTAAAGGTTGGCGTTGCTGGGGAACAGAAACAGCCAAGAACCCTCTAGCAACAGATCCCAAAGACAAGTTTGGCTATACTCGTAGAATGTTCAAGTATATAGGGAACGAATTAGTAATTAGTTATTTCAATAGCATAGATAAGAGATTCACGCTTAAATTGGCTGAAACTATTACAAAGTCTATGAATATAAGATTGAATGGACTTGTTGCGGCTAATCATTTCCTTGCTGCAGAGGCTGTATTATCAGAAGAAGATAATAATTTAACAAATGTAATAAATGGAGATGTTACTTGGATTATAAAACTTGGAATTGCTCCAGGATTAAAATCCATGACATTTAAGAAAAAATACGATGTGGATGCTTTACAGACATTTGCAAATAATTTAGGAAGTTAGGAGGTTAGAAAATGGGAAAAGCAAATATGCCGATAGCGTTAAATGATCTTGAAATATTTATTAATGGCGAAAATAAATTAGCAGGAATAGGTTCAGTGCAGCTGCCTAATTTAGAAACCACAACCGTAACTATCAATCAAATAGGAATGGTTTCTGAATATGAAGCACCCTTAACAGGGCATTATAAAAAATTGGAATCAAAAATAAAAATGGAATGTATAGATGAAACGCTTTTAAATTTTAATAATGAGGGAGAATTATTTATTGAATGTAAGGGTGTTATCCAAAAAATGAATAAAATAACACACGCAGCAACTTATGTAGGTCTAGATATAACTTTTAAAGGAATGCTTAAAAAATTTGATGGACCAGATTTAAAACCAGGAAACAAACTTGAAGCATCGCTTGATTTATCATTAAGTTATTATAAAGTTGTGATAGATGGTAAAGAAATAGCATTTCTTGATGTATTTAACAGAATCAGTAATATAAACGGAGAAACAAACGGAAAAATCAGAAGAATGTTAGGATTATCATAAAAATTTAGGAGGATATAAAATGGCAGAAGTAATTAAATTAAGAAGAGAATATAAATTTGGAGCAAAAAATGTTAAAGAGATTATATTAGATTTAGAAGAGTTATCAGGGCAAGATTTAGTTTTTGCAGAGAAAGAATATAAGGCGAGAAATAAAGGGGCAACAATAAAGGAGCTTGAAGATGGCTGGGCTTTAACAGTTGCGTCGAAAGCCAGCGGAATCAAATATGGCGACTTGCTTGGGCTTAAAGGAACTGATTATATAAAAGTTTTGAATAAAACTAAGGGTTTTTTGAACGCAGGCTTGGGTTCAGCAGACGATACAGAGAATTTCGTGATAGAGGAAACGGAAGCACAAGAGGAAGAAATGAAGAAAGAAGACCAGAAATAATACAGCTGCTTGATACAGTAACTGATATTCTTGAAGCATTGAATTTTTCAAATGAATATAAAAGCAGTTTAAATATGAGCTATGAGACACTAATGTCTTGTAGCCTGTATGAACTGGAATATTGGCAGACAAGAGCGGAGGAACTGATACAGGAAGCAGAAATGAGGTATGAGGAAAGCAAGGAATAAAAAATGGAGGCTATTTGCCTCCAAAAATATAAACTGCTGATATTATAACTGTAATTGTCATTGCTGTTATGATGAAAATACCCAATATTCCTAGAGAAAGACACAAAAGTATCAAAAAAAATAGGAATATTCCCCAAAATAAGATTGGAAAAATATTTAAAAATAATGCAGGAAGAGTTCCCAAAAATGCAAAAATTATATAAAGAATATTATCTTTTTTATTATTTTTCATAAAATCACCTAATTTAAAATTTATTTTCATTAGGATTATACGTTGAAAAGTGTAAAAAAGCAACAGGAAAGGAGGAATTTATGGCTAAAAATATGGAACTGAATATAGTTATGAGCGCGGCTGTAGCAGGAGCATTGACTGGAATGGCACAGGTTGCAAATGCTATGAAAAATACAGCAAAAAGTGCAGAGGAATTAGGAAAAAAGGCTAAAGAATTGGAAAAGGCTCAAAGAGCTTTGGAAAAAGTCGAAAAATTAAAAAATGCATATGTAAATGTAAGCAAGGAATATCTTAATGCCGCAAGAAAACTTCACGAACTCAAAGAAGCATACAACAAGACAGGACAAAGTAATACTGAACTTGCTAAAAAAATAAAAGAGCAGGAAAAAGTTGTAAACAGTTTAAACAAACAAAAAGAACGCCAAAAACATGTGTTTGAAGCCGCAAGAAGTGCAATTGAAGGCGAAAATCAAAGTTTGGGAAGTTATAAATCCCAATTAACCAAAGTAAATTCTGAACTTGAAAAGATGAATAAATTGAAAGAAGCCCAAAAAAGATACCAAGCTCGACAGGAAAATATTGGGAAAGTTAAAGAATTCGGTGACAGAACTTTTAATAGAGGAATAGCAACAGCTGGAGCATTGGCAGTACCTATGAAAGTTTATATGGATGTAGAGGAAAGTCAGGCAGATTTGCGAAAAATGTTAGGCGATGAAGCAAAAAAATATTATGCAGAATTAAGAAGTATTTCGGATAAGTCTCCTTTAAGTCAACCTGAAGTTTTTGAAATCGCTGGATCGTTAGCACAATCAGGGATTAAGGGAAAAGAAATTGTTGAATATACAGAAAAAGCAAATAAATTAAAGGTTGCATTCGATATGTCTACACAGGAAGCGGGACAGTTTTTAGCAAAAACAAAAGAACAGTTAGGATTAACGAAAAAAGAAGTATTCTCATTTGCTGATACTATCAATTATATGTCTGATAATACCGCTTCTGTTGCTGCACAGCTAGTGGATTTTTCTCAGAGAGTAGGTTCTGTGGCAAGGACTGCTAATGTATCAAAAGAAGCAAACATCGCATTAGGGGCAACTCTAATTGCGACAGGTACAGAGGCAAATGTTGCGGCGACAGGGATAAAACAGTTATATTTGGAGCTTGGAAAAGGGGCAGATACCAAGAAAAAAGCAAATGCTTTTGAGTTTTTAGGAATAAATGGAGAGACTTTAGCGCATGATATGGCAAGAGATGCCGAAGGAACAATTCTGAAAGTTTTAGAAAAAATAAAGAGTTCTCACGCTGGAGATAAAATAGGATTATTGACTGATATATTTGGTGAACAAGCTGCGAATAGTATAGCTACATTGGCAAACGACACTGATAAGTTAAGAGAAAATTTGTCAAAAGCAAAATCAGAAATGGCTAACGACGCTGTTGAAAATGAGTATAAAAAAAGGATGGAAACATTGGGAACACAATTGAAAATTGCTAAAAACCAAATGATGAATGTTTTGGCGGATTTAGGAATGGCTCTAGCACCTACTATAAAAAGTGCATTGGAAGCTTTAACACCGATGATAAAGAAAATGGCTGAATGGATAAGACAAAATCCGAAGCTGGCATCAGGAATTATGAAGGCAGTAGCTGGCTTTGCTGTGCTATCAATTGGAATTGGTGGAGCTACAAAAGTATTTTCTCCTTTATTTAGTGCAATATCAAAAGGGATTCTGATATTTGATAAATTTAAAGCGGCAGGGAGTTTTGCAGAAGGATTTAAAACGGCATTTCCTGTACTGAGT